ATTCTGCGTCAATAGCTCGTCTATTCGAGTCCTCACCTTCTTGTTTGAATGATAAAGACCTAATTCTTTCTTTTTCTTCATATTCTCTTTCGTCTATTTCTAGTTGTCTTCTCCAAGCTAAATATTCGTAGTGGTCACGTTCTCTGTAGTTTCCCTCTAATCTCATTTGCTCGTTGATTAAAAATGCTTTTAGTCGTCCCATATCTTAAAAATCTAATTCTTGTTTATCTTCTTTAGTTACGTTTAATGTAGCCATAGGGTCAACGAAATGCCCACCCCTTGTCTCATTTAGATAAGTAAATCTACAGCTTTTTGGAGAGAATTTCAAATACACAGGTCTATCGTCTTGAGTCGGTAGTCCTACTAGCTTTTGGAACTTAATCTTCCTTACGTGGATTTCAGTAACGTCCCATTGTTCGCTGTTTAAGTGCCTATGTATAACTATAAAGTTGTCAGTTCTGTTTGCGAACATACCTCCAAACTCTACATCGTACATTGATGGTGCGGGGATTCTCCCTTTATCATCTTTCTTTCTAGCCGCTGCAGTTCCTGCGTGAGTCGTTAGAATGAATTTGACATTGTGCTTTTGCTTAAATCTCCTTATGCTTGATAGCATATTGTAATAGTAGTCGTACTTACTAAATCCCGATTCTACTCTTAAATCATTCAAGGGGTCTATTAAACACCCATCATATTTAATAACTTCCATTTGTTCCTCAAAAGCATCTAGCACTTGAGTAGCTGAAGGTTGCTCTTCAAAAGTTATTATAGTAAAGTGGTCTAATACCCAGTCTATAGCTGTACTAAATTCTAGGTTGTTCATTCTATCAGACCTATCTTTATCCGCACTCTTACCTACAAGCATCTCTGCTATGTCTGAAATCATATCCCCAACAGGTTCGTTTTCAGGACAGTAACAAAGCCACTTCCAACCGTATCTCATTGAAGCGTTAAGCATCAAATAAAACATAGTTGTAGTTTTTCCAATATTGGCTAACCCCATAATAACATCTAACTCGCCTTTCCTATATTTATAGTGAGGGTCTAGATTAGGGATTCCCGTTGATACGCCTTTAGGTAATCCATTTCTGAATATATTTCCTGCGTATCTTTTTATATCATCCTTGTTACTTATCTTATACATCGTAGAATCCTTTTTGAGCTTTAGCAACATCTTCTATAAGTTCTTTCTTTCCTCTAATGAATTTCTCCGAAAGGTATTCAGGAAACTTACTAATGCTGAATAGAGTTGATGGTCTTAGGAACTTATCAAAGTCCGTATCAATCCATTGACTACACTTCACATCTATAACGTGCTTAAAGTCAGCTAACTTATAACCTTCACTAATCCTAGCGTTGATTACTTTATTAAATGCTGAACCTACTCTGTATCTTTTCTTTGCGGTAAGATTTAGGTAGTCAAGAATCTCCTTAATACCCTTAGTATCCGCCTCAAGGGTTGGTGTACGTGGTGGTGCATCAGCAACAACCTTCAGCACTTTAACCTCTTTATCGCCGTATTTAGTGCAACGAATAACTCTCCTATCAACCTCTTTGTTGTTCTTGTATATCAATGATACATCGCACAACCCCTTAGCTGAAAGGTTTGATATTATTCTACTTACGCTAGACTTACTAAGCTGAAAGAACTCAGCAAAATAAGCATTACTAGCTATGCACCCTTGCTCGTTGTCAAGACTATGTATCTCTGCTAAGAATACTTTTTCTTGCATAGATAATTCTGTGGATAACCAAATCTCTCTAGGTATCCATATTCCCTTAAATTCTCTGCTCATAGTTTAGTCCTCCCAATCTTTAAGAATCTTCCCAAATTCCTTTTCATAATCTTCCTCGTAAAATACTCTATGCTTGTTGCAGGTATTCCACGCTCCCTGACACACCTTGGTTACGGCTGCGGGATTTCTATCTAGGTACTTAGCACAATTTCTTACGCTAGAAAAGTACGTTGCTTCTTGGTCTTTTAAACATATAGTTACAACCGCTCTTGAGTGACCTCTATTGATTTGCTCTAGATGATTCATTTTTCTCTTTAGTTATTAGTTCCATAATTAAGTTACATTTAGCGTGACTACTTTTCTGACTCCTGATTATCTGACTCACTAAATCCCTAGACGTTAACGGTTTTACTAACACTCTACGGTCAATACAATCCTTGTATAACTTGAATGTCGTGTCGTATTCCGAGTAATCGTGAACGAATTGTACTGAGTGAATTACAGTTGCGTGATGAGAGCTAGTAATGCTCCCAACCTCTTTAAGTGTCATCTTAGAATTTTTACGTAAGTAGTACCTTAGAAAATGCCTAGCGACAGAGTAGTCTCTATTTCTTTTCTTAGATAATATATTCGCTTCTGAAACACCTGTGAGGTTGGAAACAAAACTTAAAGCCTCAATGCAATCTACTCTAATTTTTAACATCAACCGCTTCAGTCTTAGCCTTGTGAGCATTAACTAATTCAGGGGTAATATGGAACGCATAATCGTAAAGCTTTGTAGCATTTTCCGTTAGCGATTTAATATCCTTAGACATTGGACTTGCCAACTCTAGACATTTGAAACGAAATTCCGCTTCCATTGTAACTTGTTTGATTCTTTTGTTCATCTCTGTTTGAGATACTTTGCTGTCTTTTGACATAACTAAACACTTTATTGGTTAAGTAAAGGGGGCGAACCCCCCTCTACATTTTAAGACTAATTTTTATTTAAAAAGGTAAGTCGTCCTTCTTCGCCGTTTGGTAACCATTGTCGGGTAATTGTTCAGCAATTATTTCTGACGCGTCTATTTTCCACGCATCTATGTTGTGATAATATTTACCGTTGTACTCTCTTGAAGAAAGATTGAAGTGAACGTCCACTACGCTTCCCGACTGATGCGAATCTATCAGGGTTGTTTTTTCTCCGAAGAGCGTAAAGCAAACCTCTTTCGGGAATTTGTCGTCTGTCTTTACAACGAAAGCTCTCTTGTTCCATTCTTTTCCTGCTTGAGTTGTTCCTGTTTCTACATCTAAGACCTTTAGTAAAGTCCCCTTGATTGTGTTCTGCATAATTTATTAATTTAAGTTTAGGTTATCGGCATCTTTTTTACCATAATCAGAAAAGAGGATTGCCTTCCTTGCCTCATCTTTGATTTCACTATTTTTAAATAACTCCACTAATGCTGAGAATAATTCCTCATCACTTGCATTAACAGCGAACTCAATTTGTAGCTCTTCGTCTTCTGTATAATTTCCTACCGCAATAAGAACGGTATCATTATCATTGACCATACGCTTTATGCTATCCTGTATCTTGTTTTTCATATTACAAATGTAGTGTATATAACTTAGAAAACATAACTAACTTCAGGTACTTCAAATTTCTCAGGAAACCTAGAGTCAGAACTAGACGTAGCTATCTTAACTAAATCCATTGTTTCCATCATCTTAGTTACTGACAATTCATAATCCTTATAATGTTTCATATAAGCCTCTATGCAAATAGCCTCAGTCATCGTAATATTCTCGATTTTGTCTAGAATCTTTTCTGCGGTTTTGTCACCGACTTTAGGAATCCCCACAATATTATCTGTAGAATCCCCCATAAGTATTTGCTTATAGAAAAGTCTTTCTGCTGATTCCTTATCAACTAAAGAAACCTCGTTCTTATTCCAATTATAATGAAAGCCTTCAATCTGTAACATATCTTTATCTATGCTACAAATAATAGTATCTTCCATTTCGCTCTGACAAATACCCATAGCATCATCGGCTTCAATAAATTCAGTAACCTTACACTCCCAAGTTTCCACTAAGTATTCTCTAATGGCATAAAAATGTTCGGGTAAGATTAAATCCTTTCTATTGCCTTTGTATGGTTTTGTTACGGCTATTTCTTTTCTGAAATTAGACCTTCCTGTGAGAAACCCCAAATAACCAGTGCAATGCGTAACATAAAAAATGTGTTCAAACATTGCATCTATAGTTTCGAAAGCTTCTTCAACGCTGCCGCCCTCGTGTTTCCACGCAGCCCGATAGAGCATAATATCCGCATCTATCAAGGCTGTTTGGACTTGTCCCTTACGAAGCTGCATCGAAAGCTTTTTTGAGTTCTAAGGATTGCTCTTTCGTAATGGAATAATCTCCCATCTTAGATTTCACAACATCTCCCTTACCCGCAACAATAGCTTTTGTCATTGCCTCTAATTGAGTCTGAGTTAACACAGCCTTAGTCTTAAACTTCTCCGTTACTTGATTAACGTATCTGTTATCGTCCCACATTCCCAAGAAAATATCAGCGTTAAATCCTAACTTAGATAATCCTTTCGTAAGTGCATCGGTAGATACCTTCTTAAAGCACTCATCGTCCATTTTGCCCTTACTGTTGAACGCGGCAATCGAAGAGTTTATATCGAAGCTGTTTATTTCTCCATCTCTTTTATACCAAAGTTCTGCTTGATAACAAACAAGACCTGATACATCGTTTAGGGAATAGAATCTTTCGTTCTGAATCCCCCAACCTTGACCTATCAATCCGAACGCTTTAGTAAGTTCCCTTACTTGATACTGAGCATTGATACTTGTAAACTTCCTTCCGAAGCCTACTTCTTTTGTGAAATTCGGGTCAGTAGTTTGTACTGAGTTCCAAAAATCTAAATTGTTTTTCTCTGTTGCTTTCGCCATAATCTCTGTTTTTATTGGTTACACAAATATAGTGAATTAATACTGATTCTCAACACTAATCCTCTTTTGATTTTATTACATATTTAGCCACAATAGACATTTTCTTGTTACCACTAGCGTCTAACCACCGAGTAGGTACTTGCAAATCTTCCGTTACTATGTTATAGCCATCGTTTCTGAGCCGAAATATGGTATCACTAAGTCTGGTATTCCCTAAATCTCTTATGCTCTCTATGGCTGTAATACTCCCATACGTTTGTATGTAATATAATACTCTTGACTTGTGTGTTTCTCTGATAATTTTACTTCGCATCGTTTTGTTGTTTAATAAATGTTACTACTTGATTATATGTCCTTTCTTTGTTGCCTATACAATCGTAAAAATCAAAATTCAAATCATCATTCATTAATTCGATATGATAAATATTTAAACACTTTTCTACCACAGGTATAAGCCAATCCCAAGAAGTTCTATACTTTATCAATTCAATAGGCATAGTAGCTTCGTACATAAAGTCCGCGATTAATTTATCATCACTACCCGACTCAAATACATCACTAAAACCGCTGTCATTACACCAATCGTAATCTTTTTCTGAATTATTAACACTTTCATTCCTTTGCTTAATAGCTAATTCTTTCATCTTTCCCATAACTTAGTCGTTTAATTTTATTGAACAATTTGAACACGCATTCCAATCGTGGTCTGTTTCGTGCATTTCGTCTTGAGGTAACCAAACCCCACAAACATCACAAGGCACGTTCTTAATGTCTTCAGGACTTCCCATTACCTTCTTTCTTTTGTTGGATTAACACCTCTGTACATTCCATATTTACTTATGTACTTTTTTGTGCCTACATTACCCCAAATCTTTTCATCGGGTTTAATTCCCGTAACCAATTCGTAATCTGATTTAGTTACATAAGAGTTCTCTTCTTTCTCTTTTGCTAAAGCCATTTTAGCTAATCGCATTGCTTTATTATAAATAGAGCGTGTAGCTTTATCTTCAAGACCTAAAGTCTCCTTCTTCATCATTCTTTTCTCGTGTAGATATTTCATAGTTTCCCGTTTTCAATTTTATTAATAGCCTCATCTAAGGCATTAAAAATCTCCTTATAATAATCTCCTTGTTCGTTTTTAGGAACTAATTGATTAATACAATGTTTAGCTTCCTGCAATCCTTGAGATAAATTCTCTCCCATATAGTAATCACAAGTATAAGTTTTTTCGTTATTTTTCATAGTTTCCCGTTTTGTTGGACGTGGTCACGTCTAATTAAAAAGTTTATAGAAGGTAGTTTGCCTGATATACGCAAGTACCCCTTCCTTCTCATAAGGGCGTTATACCCTACTCTAATGCCATAACAGATACTCAAGTACCTTCGTATGGTTTCTATTGATTTAAGCCTCCTAGAGCCTTCTATAATAGCTTGATTTATTATGCACTTTAAAAACATCACAATATATTTAAGTTATAAACTTTGTTATATAATACGCATTTATAGTGTGGGGTATACTCATTTCTGAATACACCCCCTACTAACCTTCAATCAACCAAAATCAAAGAGCATTTGTATCTTCTATCAAATCGTCCTCATAGAACCCACAAGCGTAGCAATGGTGGTATCTGTGTTCTCCGCTACCATAAGACCTAAAGTCTTCCCCACAAGCACATTTCTTAGCTTCTGAATAGGTATCTATGAATGGTTCTTCTTGTGTACAATGGTTACAACCACTCGTACTTATTTCCCCACACAATTCGCAACCCTCAAATTTCTCTGAGGTTAATTCTATTTTCTTTACAGGTTTGTGGTAGTTATTTGATTGCTTTACAACAGTTCCGTAACTCCCATAGTGATTATAAGTCCCATATCCCCAATTGGTGTACGTGGATTTCGCTTTATAATCGTGCCTAACTTCTCCTAAGGTAGTAATTAATGCCTTAACCATTTCCATAGTATTTATGGCATCATCAATATTAACATACTCCCTTGCTGTGTGTGGTTCGTAATATCCACAACTCATATTTGCACAAGCAACATTTGCTATTTGAGAAATCTCGTGAACATCTGTTAATCCACCATCGGTAATCCCGTATCCGTGTTCAAACAAGGTAGGGTTTATAAGTTCGGTAAATTTCTCACCAAACATTTCTACTCCTGATGATGTCTGCACAAAATCTGAGTTACCCTTCCTATCGCATTGGAAAACATACCCAACATCATCGAAGAAAGTTTTATCTGCTTGACTACTTCCCACGCAACCTATTTCCTCTTGGGCAAAGAAACACACCTTTATATTGTCAAAAGTTTTCAACATCTCTAAACATACCCATATTCCAACCTTATCATCGCCACCTGTCCCTACTTGTTTCATCAAGTGAGAATCGAAAGCTACAAAATTGCCGTTCACATCATACACTTTATACCCCTCGTAAATATCGTGGACTGTATCTGTGTGTGCCACAACGCAAGGATAAACTTCCGCCACTCCTTTTGTTACATATAAATTGTCGTAATCATCTATTTCAACAGATGCCCCTAAGTCTGTGACTTTATCTATAAGCCATTCTATCGTGGATAAATAATCGTAACTCGTAGCTTGAGTACTTAAAACTTCCTTCAACCTACCTTTTAATTCTTTTTCGTTTCTCATAATCCTAGTCATTTAATGGGTTAATTACAGTACTCCTTAATGTTGTACTTATTTTTACTCTTGATTTTAGAAGTTTTACTAAAGCTAATTCCTTAGACAACACCCAACCATCAATTCTCCCACTTATGTAGGTGCAATCATCGGCGTTTCTAGCCATACCAAACATATCCGTAACAACACTAACTTCAGAACTTAGTCTAACTATAATCTTATTTGTTTTACTAAAGTAAGAAGAGCATCTACGCTTTTCTACCATATCCCCTTGATAATCTTTTATTATGTAGTCTGGATTTACCATAAGACTACCGAACTTAACAAATTTTACGGATTTAGGATATTGATTCCTTGACAAATCGCAAGTATGTAATTCAGACCTATGATAATACATATCATTTAGGCAATATATATTTCTATCGCCATCGCTGTTGTATCGTTCAAATTCTAATTCACTTTCCCCATTCATTTGGATTATAGAACCTTCGGGAACATCAGAAGCATATACGCTTATTGTTGATTCGTTGAACGCGGCACGAGTATTTTGCACTCCATCGCAATCGAAATATTGAATTACTTGCACATATTCATCGTTATAATTACCGTTCTCCGATTGGAAATCCATAAACTTAGTTACTCCGTACATTCGATGACCTTCTTCCCTTGAATTGGTTAAATACCATTGACCATCATTATCCTCAAATGCCCACGTCATTGTATCCATATACGGATAATGGCAATGGTCTTCAACGTTACCCACAGG